GTTCAACTCTAAACCGACTGACCCCAGGTATGCTCGGTAGGACCGAATTTGATTCGGACGCCACCAGGCGACTAAGTCGTCTCCTTTGATAAGGAAGCAGTGACCAGGGTCAACCAGGCCGGCAATCGCGTAGTGGATCAGTGAGAGGAGCGTCCAAGACGTGGGGAGCCCCATAAAGGCTCCCCTCCTCGTCGGTTCCTGAGGCTCGCTAAGCGAGTGACCGCGGTGGGTCACCCTGGGGTCTATCCCCAGGGCGTCGACAATGAGGTCTAAGACCTCAAAGGACAACCCATCGGTCGCGGTCTTCAGGTCCGCACTGAAATAGAGACGGTGGCGACGGTTAGCCCGACCGAATTTAATTCGGTTAAGCTCCGGATCGCGCAAAGCGGTCGCAGTCACTAAATTCTTGGCTTTCGTGAGCGACGGAAAGAGGGCTTTGCGGTACCGGTGACCTTCGCCTACTAAGTAGGCGTCGGAAACCGTGACTGCCCTTGTCTTCAAGCCGTACTCCCGTACAGCCACCACTTTCGAAGGCGGGATCGCTTCGCGGATTGCATCCCAACCACTAACGTGGTCGTTGTAGGCTTGCTCTTCCAGGGCCGAGGCTGCCTCCGTAAAGGAGATAGCCCCGGGGTTGGCCGCCGCGCTAAGCGCGGCGAGCCGGCAGAAGACAGCCCGAACGTCGCCTTCCGAAGGCGCACTACTAGGTAGTGCGCTCAGGTCGGCAGGGGTGCGTGACAAGACCGCAGTTAAATGGCCATTCCTCCCTCCCTCCGACTTCTTGCATTGCAAGCAAGAAGAGCTCCCGACTAAGCCGGGATGCGGGATGGAGATTGGTTTGACCTGGTCGGCCACCTTCCGGATTGACTTTACCACCCCCTTAGGGGGTGGGCCCCCTGCAAAGGGGGTCGTCACCCGGGTGCGGAACTCTAAGAGCTCCGCGTTGGCTGCGGCGACCGGCGGTCGAGGAAGCGATCTGTTGAGGTGGCAAATCTGGTGGAGTTTTCTCCGACCAGTTGCCTTCCAACAACCAGGCAATATGTGGCAGGCGAACTGCCAACAGTTTGCGTCCCCTCGCAAGAGGGCGGTACGAAGGTGGCCTAAGGTCACCTTCAGGAACCGAAGGACCCCTAAGGGGTTCTTGGCGCAGGCGGCAGCCAGGCGTGCGACTTTGCTCAAGGCCTGGACATGAGTCCAGCGCCG